CAGGGCAGGTTCGATGGCAGTGGCGGGGGTGCCCTGATCCCCCTCGCCACGGACGACAGCGGCCGCGTCCACCGGGACGGGCACGATCGAAATCTCGTAGGGCTCCCAATCCACGGCGCGGTGGATGGTCTGGCCGGTGCTGGCGTCGGGCCGGGGGTCGTAGCGATGCACCCGGTAACCGACGCTGACAGACTGCAGCGTGCCGTCGGCCACGCGCTGCCAGACCGGCTCCACGTCATCGGCGCCGCTGAACTGGAGCGTGGCGTAGCCGCGGCCGGCCTCGAGCCGGGCGGCGGTGACGCGGCCGAGCACGTCGCGCGTCCCGGCGCGGCGGTGGGTGTCGAGGACAGGCGCGCGGCCGGAGCGCAGCGCGTCCATGCGCACCGCCTCGGGGCGCATGTCGAGTTCCTCCAGGATGGGGCCGAGCGGCGGGACGAAGTTGCGGGCCCGGGCCCCGGTGGACCACACCACCTCGACCGTGCGCGCGGCGCGATTGACCGTGACGGGCGCGGCCAGGGCGCGGCAGGCCACGATCGATTGCCCAGCGGTGGGCAGTCGATCGGGCGCAGGTTCCTGCTCCGGCGCGGGGCTGGGCCCCTCCGGTTCGATCGGCTCGGTCATGGGATGCTCCTGGGGCGGCGCCTTACGGCGCGGCGAAGCCCTGCGCGTTGACGTAGACCTGCGCGCCGGTGGTGATGCAGGCGACGTTCATCGCCGTGGCCGCGGTGCCGCGCAGCGGCGTCGGGAAGGTGATCTCGACCGGCGCCGGCATCGCCGCCGCCAGCAACTGCCGCCAGATCACCGTCGCCCCATCCTTGATCACCACCTCGGTCGCCACCGTCGGATGCGCGTTGCGGATGTCGATCGAGGTCACGTAGTTCCGGATTCCGGCCGCTGCCGCGGCACGGAGCACCACGTCAGTGGTGTTGATGATCCCGCCCGCGGCGGCAGCGTATTGCCAGTCCGCCTCAGGGATCGCGTAGGGCTTGGTCACCAGCGCGCCGATCAGCGTCGCCAGCAGATCCACACCGCGCGCCGTGGTCACCGCGGCCGGGTTGGCCGAGTAACCCGTCGCCGCCAGCACCGGCACCGCGCCGCTGGTATTGCGCGCTTGGCCACCCACCGGCGTGACGCTGGGCGGGATGGTGCTGAGCACGTTCACCCCCAGCCCCTGGCCCGCGACGGACTGGCCGCGGCCCGCCGTGATCTCGGTGGTGAGCTCGGCGTAGTCCGCGATGGTGACGAACTGGACCTTGATGTCGGTGTTCGAGACCGGCGCTAGGTTGCGCGAGATCGAGGCCCAGCCGGTGTTGAGGTAGGCGCCGGTGAAGGTCGAGCCGACCAGGTCGAAGCTGTTCGCGTCGATCACCGTGATGGTGAAGGTCCCATTCGCGCCGGGCACGCCGGAGACATCAGCCACCGTCACCACATCGTTCGTAGCAAATCCATGCGCCGCGCGGGTGATGCGCACCGCGCCACCGCCGTTGTTCGCCACCGCCGAGATGCCGCTGATGAACTGCCGGTTCCGCACCCGGATGCGAAAGCGATACAGCGCATTCGGCTCCGGGATCTGCTGGTGGCGGACATAGGAATTCGAGCGCGCCGCAGTGGTGTCGAGCAGGCGGCCGTGGAAGTAGCATTCATCGTTGGTCGGCTCGATCTCCAGCACGGACCAGCCCGCGGGGGCGGTGGTCGGGATGGTGCTGCCGGAGGTGCTGCCGAGGCGCGGGGCGCCCTCGCTCTGCACCTCGTAGTTGGCGAGCGTGGCGCTGGCCCCGTCCAGCCGCCAGGCCGCGGCGCTGCGCCCATCCGGCTGGGCGGTGGTGGGATCGATGCTGACGAGCTCGAGCCACACCGACTGGCCGACGATGCGCTGGCTCAGGTTCACCGCCACCATGACCCGGAGCGGGATGGTGAAGGTGGTGCGGCTGGTGAGCGTCAGCTCATCGTCGAGCGTGGTGCCGGTGGAGATAGTCACCGCGCCGTCGGCGACGGTGTGGGTGATGCCGCCGCCGGTGGCCGCGATCTCCCACCGCGCCGGGTTGATCTCGGTGCCGTTGAAGCTGTCGCGGAACTTCTTCTGCATGCTCTTGATCTTGAGCATGTCGTCGGTCCAGTCGTAGGCGCCTGCGATCATGGGGTTGCTCCTGGATTGGGGGCAGCGCCCGCATCCGCACGCGGCGAAGCAGCGCCGGTGGCGGCGATTTCGATGGCGGCCAGCTGGGCGGCGTCCTGCGCGGCGCCGGACTTGGCGACGCGGCGCGGATCGCTGTCGAGCGAGAGGCCTGCCTCGTCGAGCAGGGCGTTGGCCTCGCGGATCATCTCGACCACCTGGCGGAAGTCGTAGCCGAAGGCGCCGACCGCCTCGGGCTGCGGCACGAAGCCGGCGCGGACCTGCGCGATCAGCGCCGTGGTGTCCTTGAGCGGGTCGATCATCTCGTGGGCGGGCGGGACGTGCGACAGGCCCTCCGGGACCTCCGCGCCCCACAACCCGAGCAGCGCTCCCTGCGCGTGGAAGCGGTCGGCGATCGGCCGCACCAGCATCGGGATCAGCATGCCGTACTGCACCTGCTCGCAGAGGCGCCGGAATTCGATCTTGCCGGCGCGGAGCGAGGAGTAGTTCGCCTGCGTCAGGTCACCGGCGACCTGGTCGTAGGTCAGACCGGAGCCGACGGCGGAGGCTTCCAGCGTGCGCCGGGCGAAGGCCGCATGCGATCCACCACCCGAGGGATTCACCACCTCCACGCTGCCCATACCGCGGCGATACAGGATCATGCCCGGCTCAAAGCTCTCCACGGTGCGCCCCTGCGCATCCCGCAGCAGGCCCGACGCCGGGCCGGTCATGGCGTCATCGCCATCCTCGGAGACGACCGCCGCCAGGCAGGCTTCGATCTTGGCTTTCATCAGCAGCGCCGCCTCGTAGTCGCCGAGGTCGCGCAGGCGGGTCAGCACGGGCGCCAGCCAGGACACATCGCGCAGCTGTCCCGGCCGGCGCTTGCGGTAGATGTGCAGCACATCGCGGGCCGTGACGCGCTGGCTGCTGAGCCAGGTGGCGCCGCCCGGCAGCACCCAGGAGGCACCGGGATGCACGCGGTGCAGCCAATAGCCGACCGGCTCTCCGGCCTCGCCGAGGCCGATGCCCTGGAGCGTGGGAACGCCCTCGATGACGCCCTGCCGCGCCGCGTCGAGGTGGTCGCTCTCCAGCACCTGTAGCCGCAGCCCGATCGGGTTGGCCGGCGTGATGTCGGCCGGCAGCAGCCGGACGAAGCATTCGCCACTTTCCACCACCGCCCGCATCGCCAGCGCCTGCAGGCCATAGAGGTCGAGCCGCCCCTCGGCGTCGCAGGCGGTGCTGTCGGACCAGCGGCGCCAGGCCTCGGCGTGCGGCTTGTCGGGCCAGCGGGTGGTGATGCCGGCACCGACGGCATTTCCTGTCCAGAGATCGACGATGCGGGCGGCGTAGGGATCGTTGCGCACCGCATCGCGGGCGCGGCGCGCCACGGTGGGGGCCGCGGCACCGACCTCGGCCGTGGCGCTGGTGCCGGAGGCCGCCCAGCTTGAGGCACGGCTGTCCTGCGCTGCGGCATAGCCACGAAGGGCGTGCCAGGCATCTCGAAGGCGGCCCATCACTTGCTGCCCTCGCGGGAGAAGCTGGCGAAGGTGACGCTGGGGCGGCGCGAGGCGGCGTTCTCCGCCGCATGGAGCACCGACAGCGCGCGGCCCAGTTCATCGAGGGAGCGGTATTCCACCGTGCGCCCGTCGAAGGTCACGCGCGTGGTGCCGCCGGTGAAGGCGGCAGCCAGCACGGCCGCGCGGGTGCCAGCGGGCTGCGCCAGCGCCCAGGCGAGGACGGTCGGGTTCATTATCGTCCTCCTTCAGCGAAGCCAGCCGCTGCGCGGCGCCAGCCATCCGCGGGGACGCTGGGTGTCGAACGCCGGCGCTGGATCGGCCTGCGGCAGCGGTGATGGGTTAGCGACATTCCCGGCGGTGGGAATTTCGCTCGCAAGCATTGGCGCATCGGCAATCTGGTCTCGCAGCTGCTGCCAGAACCGCTCGCCATAGCGATCGGCGCCAAGCAGCCAGAGCGCCGCACGCGCCAGCACCGCGCAGTCTAGCGCCTCGTTCCGCTCCCGCAGCTTGGCCCATTCCTGACGGGCAAAGCCGCGGCGATCCTTCGTGGTGCGCAGCTGCTCGGCGACCAGCTGCTTGATCCATTCGACGTCGATCGCGCGCGGCAGATGCACCCAGCCGGGCGGCAACTCCTCCGCGTCGCCGCGGCCGAGCCAGAGCCGGCGATAGAGATCGGCCTTCCAGGTCGAGACCGACACCGTCCACAGCTTGAGCCCGCGGCGGAGCTTCTGGCCGTTCACCAGCGCATCCACCGGCGTCGGACCCTGCACGGGCTGCGCCCGGTTCCAACCGTCGATGCCTTTGGTCGGCGCGATGCGCGGATCCCGTAAGCGGCGCAGATGGCCATAGACGGCGGCGGTGTCGCGGCCGCCGGTGTCGACGCAGAGCCGGGCGATGCGCATCGCGCCGCCGCCCTGGCGTGGCCAGTCCCGCGCCAGGAGCTTGGCGAGTTCGTCCCAGGTCTCGCGGTCCCGCGGGCTGCCAGGGATCACCGCGTGATCGACCAACCAGGACGAGAAGCCCTCCGCCCAGCCCCACACGTCGCATTCGAGGCGGTCGTCCTGGACGTCCACGCCGGCGGTGAGCACCAGCGCACCGAGCGGGACGACGCCCATGGCGAAATCCTCGCGCCGCTCGACCAGGCGCTCCCAATCCGGCGCCTCGCCCTGCTCCTGCCAGGTCTCGCCCAGGACGGTGTTCCGAAAAGTCTTGATGTCCTCGGGCTTGCCCTGGGCGGCCTCCCAATCCCGGGCGATCTGTGCCCAGGACAGCCAGCCGACCGGCGAGTAGAGCGCCGAGATGTGGAAGCCGATGGTGTGCGGGTCCTGGCCGGCCGCCGTTGCGCGCCATTCCCCGCCACCCAGCATGGCGGTCTTGTCGTGCTCCTGCATGGGGTGGTCGCAGGTGGAGCAGTGATACCGCGCCGTCTCCGGCGCGCCCTTCTCCCAGAGCAGCCGCTCGAAGCGCAGCCACTGCATCTCGCCGCACGCCGTGCACGGCACGAAGAACCGCCGCTGGTCGCTGGCCAGATACTCCCGCTCGATCCGGCTGCGGCCAGAGATGGTCGGCGTGCTGACCAGGAAGGCCTTGCGGCGCCAGCCGAAGGTCCGCGCGCGGGCCTCGGCGAGCGCGATGGGGTCGCCCTCGCCGGCGACGTCGCCGGGATAGGCGTCCACCTCGTCGAGGAACAGGAACCGCGCCGTCATCGAGCGCAGCCCGACCGCGCTGTTCGCGCCTGTCAGCACCAGGATGCCGCCGGGGAATTCCTTCGACAGCATTGTGTTGCCGCTGTCGCGGGCGCGGGCGGGTGCGACGCGCTCCCGCAGCGCCGGTGTTTCCTCCAGCAGCGGGTCGATGCGCTGGCGGGAAAATCGCTTGGCCAGTTCCACGGTCGGCTGCACCGCCAGCGCGGGCGCCGGCACGTGGTGCATGATGTAGCCGAGCCAGTTGTTTCCGCTTTCCGTATTGTGCGTCGGGATCCAACCCTCGCCGCAGAGATAGAGGTGGTTCGGCGAGTCCACCTCGATGCAGCGGACCGGCACGCTGTTGGTCGGTTCGATGCTGACGATGCGGCGTCGCCGGCTCTTGCCGGGCCTGCCGCGCGCGATCGGGCGCATCCGCGCCACCTTGCGGGAGAGCCGGAACATCGGCTCCTCGCAATAGGCGGTCCACGACACCCGCCAGTAGCCGAGGCAGGTCCGGTCCTGACCGTTGATGACCTTGCGGCGCGACGCCATGAAATAGACCGTCGGCTTGTAGCCGAGGCTGCGCAGCAGCTCGATCATGCCGTCCACCAGGCGGCGATCGCCATTGCAGAATTCGCAGCGCTTTCCGTCCGGTGTGATGGTGCCGTCCGAATCCATCATGCCGCGGATCAGATCGAGCCGTTGCTCCCGGCTCGCGCGCAGATACGCGGCGGGGATATGCTTGTTGTCCAGCACATCCAGCGTCCGCAGCCGCGTCGTGAAGCGCGAGCGGTGCTGCACGGAGGCTGGCGTGTCGCCGTCGCCGACCACGCGGAAGGTCGGGTCGATGACGATGTTGGCGCAGCGGCCCTTGCGCCACCGGGGCAGACGAAACTGCGCGACCACGCCGCTGGCCTGGAGGTGCTCGGCGGCTTCCGCATCCTCCTCGTGGACGCTGATGTGGTTCATGGTCGAGGAGCCATCGCCCAACCACATCCCCAGCACGTAGGGATGGATGAGCAGGTCCTGGTCCGGCAGTTCGGCCGGAGAACAGCAATCGATGGCGTAGCGATAGCGCGGGCCGCGCCCAATGCGGACCCATGGCGCCATGTCGCGCGTGTGCAGGACGCGCGCTCGCGGCCCCTCGTTATCCGTGAAGTCCCAGACGGGCCAGCGGTGCTCGC